TCTCCAGACTTCGCACAGAGTCGAATCTGGTCAGCAAGGTATGGCATGAGGTCGGGCTTGGACTTTCCACAGAGATCGCGGTCAATGTCAATGGCTCGAACAACTGATTTAGCACCTTTATCTGGGTTATGATCAGACTTAAGATGTGAATGTCGAGCATCACCAATCCACCCGTCCGAGGTTCTATCTCGATCTGGGTACGAATCATCGAGCTGCTCCCTTAGTTGCTGCCCTGCCTTGCATAGCCATGGGTTCATGCCAGTAGGAGCTTGGCTTCTTCTTCAGTAATCCCTAGACGTTCTAGCAGCGCAGCCTTAGCCGCAGCATCGGCTTCTGCCTTAGCATTTTCTTCTGCCTCAATTGCCGCGGCAGCAGAGATTTCTGCATCTCTAACTGCTTGCTCTTCATCCGTCATTTCACGAATAATTTCTTCGCCTGTTTCAGCATTAAGAATGTAGATATTGTCATTAGCCATTATGATTTCGCCAATCCATAGACGGAGATGTTTGCTGTTAAGTTTCCTGCCGAAGTTAAAAATCTGAGACCTGTGTAGACGCGGGCTGTTGCTTGATAAAAACTAGAAACGTTTGGTCCTAAATCATTAGCAGACCAACCGATTGTATAACCCATTGGGTTTCTGCTTCCATTGCCAACGTTATTAATCACAAAAGTAGCGCTGGAAGCTTGATCGGCTGAATTGCGAATGTTGCTGATTAAAATTGCAGAACTGGCGGCAGTAATATCGTTGTTGCTATACGCAGCATTAAGATTGGCAACCCTTCCATAATAATCTGCTGATTGAGTGGCAGGACCAGCATAGCGCAATTGAACGGCTAAATCATCACTTGTGTTTGCTCCGAAAGCAGTTTCAATCACGATTTTGTAAGTTTCATAAGTGCTTGTGAAAATGTTGTCAAGGTCGGCTGTAGCAACGTTAGATATTGTCGAACGTGTGATAAATGTTAATCCTGACCCACCACCAGCAGCGGTAGCCCACTTTAAGCCAGTCGCAGTTGTTGAGTCTGCTGTAAGGACTTGTCCGTTTGTGCCGACTGCAAGTCGAGCATCTGTTGTCGAGTATGTGTAGAGATCGCCCTTTGTGGTAAGTGGGCTTGAGCTACCCCCGATTGAGACCCATGCTGACCCTGAATAATACTGGGTTGCGTTTGTGTCTTTGAGGTAGGAAATCATGCCTTCCTGTGGGCTTGTGATTGCCGCAGTACGAGCTGCCGCATCTGCAAATACCATTACAACTTGAGAGGCTAGGTAGCCATTAGCGGCGGCAGCCGTTAAAACGTCTCCAGTCGCGAACTCAATATAGCCTTGTCCTGCTGCCATTTTTTCTCCTAGTAACTCATTGTTGATGTGCCGATTATACCAAATGTACTGCTTCCAATAATGAAACCATCCACTATTGGTTCAAGCGTGGTTATTGCTACTTGCATTTTATTTGCTGTGATATCCCAAGCAAAGCCCTGTGCCTGTAATGTCTTGGTGATAGTCGAGCCTGATTCCGTAACGTTTGTGATTTCTAGGTTGTCAAAGTAGTCAAGCCCGATAAGGGTGTCAGTTGGAACGTCTGGGTCTAGTAAGTCCACCAGCATCTCGTCAATGCGGATGGTGGTTTCCTTGCGGGTATTGACATAGTTCTGGGCGATGCCTAGCACGATGTCATCTGTCTGCGCCACAAGGTTCTCTTGTGTCAGGCTGTGTGGGAAGTACTTGTCAATCGAGGACTGGCTATAGACCAGTTGAGGAGTTGCAGAGCCTACTCGGTTAAACTTGACATCGTTAATGATGAGCTTGTCATCGAAGGCATACTTCACGTTGCGGTAAGGAATCCCTGTGGTCTGGTCAAAGGCGATAGAAGGCTCACCAAGGCTAGAAGTAACCTCTGTGCGGTTGAGATATACGGCTGTGCCGTCTGCGCTCATGTAGAACGCTCCTAGCCCTTCAGAGAACTCTGCGTTTTTAATCGCATCTAAGGTAGAGCGGTTGGTTGCAGGATCAGCGACACAGGTCGAGACTCCTGTAGAGATTGAGCGCATAGATGCAGGGAACGAGACGTTATCCAGAATCTTGTTTATGCGTGTGCCTGTGTCTTGCCCTGCTGCTGTATCGGCAATAGTGCCTACGTTAGACATCTGTAAGAGACGGAAGCCATCGGTACACATAATGTCTACATAGGCAGTCTCCTGCCCTACAGGGAAAGTATAGCGGTAGTCATTCACATAGCCAGAGAATAGAAAGTGTTCTGCTGTCGCTGTGGTTGCAGAAATGCGCAGCTTACGAAGTGGCACAAGGTAGCCGTAGTAAGGCGAGGCTGGGTTCTGTGGGTTGAAGTACCCTAGCGGGTCAAGGACTCGGACAATGGCTGTGCCAGCATCGTAGGTGTCCTTCATGACGTTGCGACCACGCCTGATAGAAATGCTATAAACGTCTGGAGTTAAATCAACTGTAGGGATAATGACATCGGATGAGCCAAAGGAATTAACCCCAATGACTCCGTTATCTGGTGAGCCGATGACGAACCCCGAACCAAAAGTTGCTCCGCCAGAGAAGTCGAATGAGACGGCTATCTGTGCGGGTAAGCTCATAAGAAGAATCCAGAGTAACGCTCTAGTTGTGCCACCTTGCCAGACGATAGAGAACTGTTCTGTAAGTTGCGGGCAATAGTCTCGGTGAGGTCTTGCTCGGATATAACTGATCCAGCAACGTTCACCACAACTGTGCTGCCTGCGTTAGGGTTGTAACTCAAGCCTGTCATCTGGTTGTAGGAAATCATGCCGTCTGAAGGGTAGGCAGATACGTTTGTCGCTGGTGGTGTTGGAACGCTTGTGTTGCCTTGTGGCGATGTAGGTACTGGCGCATTAGTCATAATCGCTGCTGCTTTGCCAGCCAAGTAAGACAGGTAGGCATCAAGATACTCGAATGGATTGCGAGCATTAGGCAACGCAGTTAGGAATCTAGCAAGGTTGCCGGAAGCATCTTGCGCCTTAAGAATCTGGTTGGTGAGGTCTCTGGCTACTGCTTCGTTGCCGTTAAGGATTGCAAGCTGCGCCTGTACGCGCATTGTTTCTTCTTGGGTAAGTTTGCCTTTAAGAGCTGCTACAAGTTGAACCTGTTCTAAGTCAAAGATTGAGGCAGACTTCTTAAGGCTGTTTTGCTTCTTCTGCTCGGCTGTAAGAGCCTTTGTAGATGCAACCTGCTTCTTAGTTAGGGCTGCAACTTCCTTGGCTCTTTTAGCGGCTGCTGCCTCTGCTTCGCGCTGCTGGCGTGTGCGGATTGCTGTACCTGCTGGAGAAGCTGAACGTCCGCGAGAGACTGTAGGGGTGCGGTCAAAGGTTCTGGCTAGTAAGCCATCGCCACCAGTTAGACCACCAAAGGAAGTAAGGAAATCAAGACCCTTGTATAACTGACGTAATCCGTTAATGGCTTGGGCTGTAGCCATAGTGATGGCGTTGATGCCCTTGGCAATATTCTCAATAGTCTTTTGTGCATCGCTGGCTTGTGATCCACCACCAAGGACTGCAAAGGCATCGACTAGACCTTTACCAATTGACTCTTTAGCGTTCTCTGATGAGACGCGCAACACATCTAATTTATATGAAGTAGTGGTGAGATAGTCCTGCGCTGCGCCAGCAGACTTAGCCAGCATGATGCCTAGAATCTCGTTAAAGCTCTTGGTCTGTAATTCTGCGCGGGTAAGCCCTGTGTTGTACTTGATAAGTCCGCGAGTAATACCGACATAACCTTTGCCAAGGTCTGTAGTAACTGTGGCTAAATCTACCCCTGTGGCTCGGCTAATCTGGATAGCATTGTTAAGCAGCTCTTGAGACTTGGTTAGTGATCCTGTGATGTTAAGTAAAGACTGGAAGGCTGGGCGAAGAATGTCATCAGCGATTGCTGCGCTTCGCTCCAAGCCAGAAATAAAGTCTGCAACCTGTACTTTGGAGAAAGACAACCCAAGGTTATCGACTGCGCTGGATAGTCTGCGAGCTGCTGCCTCATCGTCTGCAAAGGCTTTAACTGCTGCCTTGCCATAGGCTGCCATAGCGGATGCGCCAAGGGTTACGCCGAGGGTTTGCCCCAGCTTCTTAATTGTCTTGTCTAATCCCTTGACTGATTTCTCTGCTTTGTTTAAGCCAGTCGCATCCATCGTGGTGGCGATGCGGATTGCTAGGTCTGTCATACCAGCCATTAGTCAGCTCTCCTTGCTCTAAATGCTATTTCGCCTCTGGCGTTAGACTTCTTTACAACCTTTTCATTAGAGGCTTGGATAGCCTTCACAACTGCGGCGGTTGTCTTGCCTTGATCGTTAGCCCATGCTCTGAAGAGTAAGCGTCCTTTGGTCTTGCGAGTTCTACGTCCTGCGCTGTTTGATTGCTGTGAATCAACCAATGGCGGTAATGCGCCAATGAACTGCTTACCCGCATTAGGATTGGCTGACTTATTGACTGTTCTGTCTGTCTGCCATTCTGTAATGAACTTGCCGTTGCGGTACTTCTTAACACGCTGGGCTGGTGGTAATCCTTGTGGGTTCTTACGTCCTGCTGTCTCGTAAATCGCACCAGCAGCAGACTTGTTAAAAATAGTTGCAAGGCTTCTAAAGCCTCGCTTGTTTGGCTTTGTAGGCGTTGTGGAGTAACCCAAGCCACGTTTGATGATTCCAGCATCGAAGGCTCGATACTCCCAGATTCCAACTGCATTACCCCAGCCGCTTAAAGGCGAATCGCTAGGAACGAATCCTCTAGCCTGATTAACTACCTTGCGCAGATGTCCTGCAATTTCCTTCTGGGTTTCCTTGGCTAGCTCTGGCGCGTATTGCTTAAGGGCTTTGCTAAGAGCTACGGCGTTGTCGAGTTCTACTGGCATCGCTTCGCTCCTTTGCTATGTCCTTTAATACCTGTACATGAGCCTTGAAAGCCATCGGAGAAAGTTCCACGATGGAGTTGAACGGAACTCCATACTCATAACTCAATCGAGCTGCGAGATAGGTGAGGGAGTTCCGATCTAACCTAAAGGGTCAGACTCTAAGACCTCAACTGACTTGAGAGTCTCTAGGAATGATTCCCCAAAGGGTTTGACTGTTTCACCCGAACGTCTAATTGCTTCCCAGCAGAGCCAGTACACGTCTGACTGCTTCTGATCTTCAATCAGGGCTTTGTGAAAGCCCTTCTTGGCGTATTGCTCAAAGCTGTATTCCAAGACTGGAGTTATCTCAAACTCCTGCACTTGTCCGTCAGCCCTTGTTACTTTGAGTTTTGCCATAGCCCTTATCTCCTTCTTACGCTGTTGTGACTGCTACTGTACCAGAGACGTTCCAAGTTACAGATTGTGTGCCAAGGTCACCAACTGCGCCGTTGATATCGGTGAGGTTATTGACTAGGCAAGTCATTGTGTAAAGTGGGTTTGTCGCTGAAACTACTGCTGAAGTCTGCTTAGCTGTAACTGTTACGTTTGTGCCGTAAGCAGCCTGTAGTGTCTGCAAGACTTCGCTTGTGGCTGTGTCGTTGAGGAAGTCAATAGTGATAGATGCTGCTTCAAGACCCTTGACGAACTTGTGTCCTGAATCGCCCATCGCTGTTACTTCGAGCTCATCGAAAGTGCGGTTGATTGTGATTGCTGTGACGTGATCAGATAGGTCAACTGAATTGACTGTTAGAACTACGCCATTGTTTAGAAATACTGCCATTTCAGTTATTCCTCATCTTTCTTGGTAGTTGGTTTTGGTGCTGCTTTTACTTCTGGAGTTTGTCCGATTTTCGCAAGAAAAGCGTCTCGCTCCTTTTCCCAGTCGCTCATGACTAGCTCCATTCCGTTAGGGTACTGATTGCGACATCGCAAGCCAGTAAGTCTCCAGTTGGCAGGTTCAGCACTTTAGGGCTGGACACGCTACCTACGTTGAACACAATGCTTGATGCTTCGAGAAGCTGGAAGAGGCGTACTACGTCATCCTCAATCCCAGCGAGGTTTCCTTGATTGTCCAGTAATGGCACAAGGATAGTAATAGTGAAGTTCGCTAGCGGTGCGATGGCTGTGTAGTCATTATTGCTAGGCACTAGGTAAGGATCAGCAGGGCTGACGATAACGCTGTTAGCAATAGGTGTAGCAGGTGGAAACGAGAACACGCTCCACTTGGTATTGTCAGTAAGTGCCGAGGCTATAGAAGCTCGAAGGGTGGTTATCGCTGGCATCAGCCCACCATAGAGTTAGGGCTTAGGTAAGGTGCAAGTAAGCCACGAACGCGAGCCATGAGTTGATTAGACATGGTGTATGGGCTTGGTGCATAGCCGTCAATAGATACGCCTTGTCCTGTTGGAGCTTGGCGTGCTTGCCAGATAGCCACAGAGACCATGAGGCTGGCTTCCTGAATAGCAGGAATGGTTGCAGGATCTAAAGAGGTTGCACCCGCTACGGAGCCGTAAGGATTGACATAATGCTTAGGTTGAACCACGCCATTGTTAATGCTGTAAGTAATTGAATATTCCCCTACGGCTGTGATTGTGTGGCTGCCGTTAAGGTGTGACTCGTTGCCAGATACAACAATGGTCTGTCCAATATAAAAAGTGTCTCTGATGTCATAATCAAAGTAAAGAGTTGCTGTGGTGGCTGTTGATTCGTGTGCCACATTGAAAGATGTGTTATTCCAGATGAAAGGAAGTAGCACGTTATCACTAGCATCGCAGACGGATTGGAGAACGCTGTCCGCGTACAAAGTCCCAATTCCAAGAGCTGTGCGAAGCTCTGCAACTGTAGTAAGTGCCATGATTTCCTTTCTAAAGACTAGAGGGAGCTGCAAGGGCTCTGGCAGCCCCCTCTAGCGACTTAGTTCAAGCTGATTAGGCTTGGAAGTTGTAGCGGTAAACTCCGCCACCATCTTTAGCAACGTAAATTGCTAGGTATCCGTAAAGGTTGATTTCAACCTCACCAGATGTAAGAACGTTTACGCGAAGCTGGGTTGTTGGTGATTCCCATGTGTAAACAGATGAAGGTGCAACAAGGAACATTGAGTTATCGCCTGTACCTGTTGTGATGTTGTGATCAACAATGAGGTTTGTACCAAGTACGTCACCGACAACTGAAGTTGGGCGAGCTGAACCTGATGTGTTCATTGGTGATGCTGCATTGTAAAGTGCGCGACCTGTGGTGTCAGCGTAAGACATAATCTGACCCCATTGTGAAGGTGATGCCACGAGTGCAGATGCGTAATCTCCACCTGTGTTGCCGTAAATCTTTGCAGCGTTTACAGAGATGAATGATTGAAGAGCTGATGCTGATAGTGCGCGACCATCATCTTGCTTTCCGTTTGCTGTCAAAGCAGCGATAAGGGCTGTATCTGTTGCCTTCTCGTATGCCTTGCGAAGTTCTGCCATTACGAGTTCCATGAACGCAGGTGAAGAGCGGTCAATAAGCTCAAATGAAATGCGCTGGAGACCAGAGAACTTGTTGATAGTTACTGTGTCATAAGCAGATGTCATGCCTGTTTCTGATGGTGCTGCACCCTCATCTGTGTCTGCAACTGTTGGTGCAGTATTTGGTGAAGTTGAAGCGTTGGTGTACATGCGAGGGACTGTAAATGAAAGCCCTGAATCAACTAATGCACCACGGGTTGCAGCATTAAACGCTGGACGCCCTGTAAATGTATCTGTGATGAATGTGTTGAGGTGCTGTGGGAGTGTAAGTCCTGTGTTGGTTGAGCTGGAATCATCTGCTGCACGGACAACGCGGCGTGCCTCGTCATCTCCAAGTGCTGCCTTGATGTTTGCTTCGAGGTACTGTGCTGATGAAATCGGCGCGGTACGCTCCTTGGTGTAATGTGATGCTGCAACTGTTGGGCGAGCCGCTTCTTCTGCCGCTGCTTCAACTGCTGGAGCTTCTACCTGTGTGGTATCTTCCACGACTGGCTCGCTTTCTGTTGGTTTGGTTTCTTCAGCAGGGATGACTTCCTCTGCTGCGATCTCTAGCACTTGAGCAGACTTAAAGGCTGGCTCTGTTACTAGAGAAACTTCTTTGAGTTTTGCGGCAGTCACAACTGTGTGACCTTCGCGTGATGGTGCTGACTTGATAATCTCTGCACCGATTGACAAGCCAGAGACAAGACCTTCACTAGCCATGACAAGTGCATCGTTGCCACCTGTTGAACGTGACAACTTGAAGGTTGCATAGATGCCATCTGGACGAACTGTGGCTGTAACCATGCGTCCTACTGGCTTCTTCATGTCGTGCTGTGATAGCAATTTAATCTTTGATGGATCGTCAATCTCAATAGAACCAGCCTCGAATACAACGCCGCCAAGATTGGTATTGCCGATTTCGCCAGTTCCCATTGGAACGATTTTGCCGCTAATTTCGCGGCGTTCTTCGCTGCACTCAATAGAGGCGGCTTCGATGTATAGAGTCTCCATTAGAGCCCCTCACTTCCGTTAGGTGTTAGGTCTGTCATTTCCATAGCTTGTTCAGTTGTAATCAGCCCTAGAGTTATCATCTTCTCAATTACTTCAAGTTCCTTGATTGGGTCTTGCTTGAGGAAGGTGTCAAAGACTGCAAAGCGAACTTCGTGCCCTGCTGTAGAAATATCGTCCATAGATAAACGAGTCTGAATAGCCTGAATGTAAGGCTCGATGCTAAGCGCGAAGAATTGCTTGCGCTCTTCTGTCACGTTTGCATAAGTCATAGTTGTGTTCTGATCTGCTGACAAGTAATACGCTGGCACGTTCATAGCGCGGGCAATTTCAGTAGATAGGTTCTGAATTGCCTCGTTATAGAGCATATCTTTAGGTGAGAACTGAACTGGCTGGAACTCAAGAGTGCTAGTGAGGTACGCCGTTGAATTGTTATTTCTGCTTCTGCGCCAAGCTGCGAGAAGTCCAGAAACCTCGGCAGGTGGTAGGTCTGCGCCTGTATTTTTTAAGATGCCTGATGCCATTGGTGTAGCAGATGAAATTGCAGCAGCCTTGTTAATGTCAATCGCTGACTGGATAGTGCGACCAGCGCGCTCTAACACGCCCTCATCGAATCCCTGAATAGTAACGATGTCGTTCATGGCGATAGGTGCAGCATCGACGTAATACTGCGTAACCATGATGCCCTCTAGGTCAGTTGTGAATGTAACGCGGGCGTTGGCAATCCACTCAAACGCTGCTGGGCGACCATCTTCTGCGTAGCGTTCTGTAACACGAAGATAAGAGACTCCATAGAACAAGAGTGAATCTACGATCCAGCAGATAGTGATAAATGATGGTTGATTCTTTGCTAGTTGGCTAATCCAACGTGGCGCAGCCATAACTTCGCCTGTGCGCTTATTGTAATACTCTAAAGGGATTCCTGCGACTGTTCCACAGATTAGGTTGCGGGCTCTGGCTACTGATGGCACAGACATCGCATCCTTGCGAGAGACTCGGAGCTGAATCGCGTTATAGAGTGAAGGCAGATTCTCGCCCATGACTTGTGGCGCAAGCTGCGCTTCTAATATTTGTGGCTTACGCGAGAAGAGACCCATAGAAGGCAATTATACACTATATGTAGATTATTCTGTGTATATAGCCGCTACCTGTTGTGGTTTGTAAAGCATGTGAACGACCATGGCGGTTGCAATCGCTCCAGAAACATCGCCCGCGCTCTTGCGTTTAACAATGCGCCATGCCGAGTCATTTACCTTAGCTGCGCAGTTATTCATCTGCTGAATCCAGTTTGCTTGACCAGAGTGGACAACCCTATGGTTCACCAGTCCATCAAGCAGGTCTCCGCAAGCCTGATAGAAGGAAGCACCAGAAATGTCTTGCATAATCTGTCCAGCGTTAGCGAGTTTGTCGGCGATTGACTGGCTGGTGTATTTGTCATAGCAAATCTGTCGGGGTCTATAGCCTTTGTCCACCCATGCCTTGATGTCCACCGCAATCTTTAGATCATCTACAGAGACCTGCGATTCCCACGTCTGTAGGATTCCAACTCCAATGCGACCATCCGAGAGTAGAGTTCCAGCAACCAGAGACGCATTTCTACGAGACGGACTGACATCAAATGCAAAGACCGTATAGCCACCCACAGGAATCTGGAGTGTTGAGTCGCTCGTCTCTTCAAGTACGCCATGAGGCCAAGGACTAGCGAGAGAGTCAATCCATTGGCAGAGCAGCTCTGTTCGAGTATTTTCAATAGGGCTTGTCGCAACAGCTTCTTCAAGGGATTCCTCACTTATCGTATATCCGAGTGCTGGATTGGCTTGAGCCCAACCAACACGATCTGTAATCTTGCAATATTGGGGAGCCGAGTACTCATAGAACCCAAAGCTCTTAGGCGGGTTCTCCAACGCCCTTTCTCTCATGCCGTTTAGTACTACCGAGAAAGCGTCTCCTGCATTTGAGGTAAGAAGCGTTTGAGCATTTGGACGCGCTCTAGTTGTAGGGATAGCAGCTCTATATCCTTCTTCGTTAATTTCTCGGAGCTCGTCGATGAAGAGAAAGTCTGCTGTTCTACCGCGAGAGCCATCTCTAGTTGCCGCAACAACGTCCAGCCTTCTTCCGTCCAGCATCTCAATAGACTCTGTGCCGTTGGCGTACCTGATCTGTTTGACGAAGCCTTTGAGGTGGTCATTGTTCTCCAATACTTGAGCGACTTGTCTAAAGGTGTCCAAAGCCATGCTTCGATTAGAGGACATGATAAGGACGTTCTTACTATCCCACTTAAGCAGGTGAGCAAGGATAAGCATACGAGCTAGATGGGTCTTTCCGTTCTGTCGAGCAATAAGTAGCAGGTTTGTCTTGCGAATCCACATGCCCTTCTTGTCCACGCCTAGCATGTCCTTGAGGACGTACTCCTGCCAAGGCAGAAGCGGCATATCTATGATTGTGCAAAGGTCTTTTACATCTTGCAGCTTGTTAGCGCCCTTTAATGGGATGCTGGCAAGCCTTGGTTTGGTTGCCCCTCGTAGGGCTTTGGACTGCTTGGCTGGCATCGGGTTAATTCACGACTGGTCTGGCTGTAAATGGACTGTCTTGGTGAATCTCCGACTGCATCGGAGAGGGATAGG